GCTGTATACAAAAATAAACCAGGAAAAACACCAAAAAACAAAGACGGGACTGCCAAAAACGCTCTAGATCTCAAAGGCACCAATCTGATAACTGGTGGGTCTTTGGTAAAAAGATAAATACATAATACACTTTTAGGAATGTGAACATGGACTTCAAATCGTTAATCAGCAAAATAGAAAGTATTGATGGTAAAATCAATACTCCAAAAGCACCAGAGCTGCCAAAATCTGTGCAATTAAATGAAGACGCACAACTGCGTGTACTATCTGGACAAGCAACTTATGTTTCAGAAGCCAAGAAAAAGAAAGACGAAGAAGTCAAAGAAGCGGACGACATGAAAGTAGGCGACAAGAAAAACATCGCTACTGGCACCGTTGAAAAAACAAAAACAGGCATTGTTCACAAGAGCAGCAAGGCCTATGGCGGCAGTGAAGAAAAAGAAGATGATGACGAAGATGACAAGCCAAAGAAAAAAGCCAAGAAAGAAAGTGTAGAACCAGAATTTAAATCTAAGTTCATGAAAATGGTTGAGGCCAAGAAAGAAGAAGCTGCTGATAAGAAAAAGAAAATGGCCAAAAAAGAAAAGATGGCAGAAGGATCTAAGCCAGATTTCCTAGACATTGACAAAGACGGCGACAAGAAAGAGCCAATGAAAAAAGCTGCCGGTGAAAAAGGTGGCGACAAGAAAGATAGTGGCAAGAAAGGTATGAGCGACAAGCAGGCCAAATACTTCGGTGGCAAAACTGAAAGCAAGATGATGCCAAAAGACAAGAAGAAAACTGTTAAAGAAAGCGTAGAACAAAAACTGTCGTTTAAACAAATGGTACAACTAGTTCAAGAAAGCGGCGGCCAACAACAGATCGATCCTATGGACAAAGCATTGTTTACCTGGGCTGAGCGTGTGGCCAAGAACAAACTAGGTGAAGGTATGAAAGCTGACCTATACGCAGGTTTGGTATATGAGCGCAACGGTGGTGTGTTTGAAATGTACGATGTACTAAGCGAACACAAAATAAACGAAGCTGCCAAATACCGCGATGCCAAGTACAAAGATAAATTGTATACTCAAGAACCACGCGACGAAGATGATTATGGTAGCGATGATGATTACTACAATCCAAAACCAGATTACTATCCTGGCGCTAAACATCTCAAGGGCGGTGGGGAGTATGATCACAATGATCCGTTGAGAAGAGGTGATGGCATCGGCCGCTCAGGCATAAAACACAGCATCAACACCCATGGCAAAAGAAAAGGCCTGCCCAACAGAGATCAAATCACTAGTTTGAAAAGCAGTATCAAGGGTGCCAAAGGTTCACACTCAAGACCCAACCTGCCGTAAGGTTAGACGTTTGACCTGTAAAAGCCATTGACCATATAATTTGGTAAAACTAAGCCAGTCATTCATTGACTGGCTTTTTTTATGACTATATAATAGTCTTATAGGAGAGAACAAATGTCAAAAATGTATGGACCGGAAGAAAAAGCCAAACTGGAAAGATTAATCAACGAAGGATCTAATGTGCTTCGTGAGCTGGAAGACCTGCAGGAAGGTCTCAAAGAAACTGTCAAAGCTGTCGCAGAAGAACTGCAGATCAAACCCTCAATCATTAACAAGGCCATACGCATAGCACACAAAGACAATTGGAAATCTCATGAAGATGAATGGAATGAGATCGAAATGATACTAGGTGTTACCAAACGTTTGCCTGAAAAGGATTAAATGATCAATGACGTATTTCGACCAACACTAGAATGGATACGAGATGATTGGCGTAGTAATCAGTTCCGTTTTGTTGTTGAGTTGCTTGCTTGGGCTATTAGTATTGGGTGTAGTATTACTATGGCAGCCACAGTCCCGAATCCCCCTTTACTGGCGCTTTACCCTATTTGGATTCTCGGCTGCGCTATGTATGCTTGGGCTGCTTATACTAGGAAATCGTTTGGCATGTTGGCTAACTACATCTTGCTGACCACGATAGATACAGTGGGGTTAGTAAGGATGCTAAGTAGTTAAATAAGAGTAGATGGTAGGCGAGGCCATAAACCGCACACTGGTATTTGCAAGCCTAAAAATTGCATAGGAGAATAAATGAGTTACGTAGACGCTTTCTATGATCGCGACAATGACATCATCCGTGTGGTCGAACGAGATGACAAAGGTCAGAGACATTTCAAAGAATACCCCGCAAGGCATGTTTTTTATTACATCGATCCCCGAGGTAAATTTACCTCAATCAAAGGCGAACCATTAAGCCGTGTTAGTTCAAAGAATGTCAAAGAGCATCGCAAAGAACTGGCCATACACAGCAACAAAAAACTCTATGAAAGCGATATCAATCCCATATATCGTTGCCTAGAAGATCACTATCTCAACACCGACGCACCTAAACTCAACGTAGCATTCTTCGACATCGAAGTGGACTTTGATCCAGAACGTGGATATGCATCGCCCGAAGATGCCTTCATGCCTATCACTGCTATCGCCGTGTATCTACAATGGATGGAGACCATGATATGTTTGGCCATACCTCCTAAAACACTCAGCATGGCGGAAGCCAAGCGTCAGGTCGAAGACATGCCCAATACCATGCTGTTTGAGACTGAATCGGAAATGCTAGACACGTTCTTGGACATCATACAGGATGTAGATGTGCTCAGTGGTTGGAATTCCGAAGGTTTTGATATTCCCTACACAGTAAATCGCGTGACCAAGGTATTATCAAAAGAGGACACACGACGTTTCTGTCTGTGGGATCAATTTCCTAAAAAGCGAGAATACGAAAAATATGGCAAAACTGCCGTGACCTATGACTTCATCGGTCGTGTGCATCTAGACAGCCTTGAACTGTACCGCAAATATACCTATGAGGAACGCCATACCTATAGACTAGATGCCATCGGTGAAATGGAGATCGGTGAAAACAAGACTGTGTACGAAGGCACCTTGGACCAATTATACAACAATGACTTCCGTAGATTCATAGAATACAATCGGCAAGACACTGCTCTGCTAGACAAACTAGATAAAAAACTAAAGTTCTTAGACCTGGCTAATACACTGGCCCATGAATGCACAGTGCTGTTAGCCACCACTATGGGTGCTGTGGCAGTCACAGAGCAGGCCATTATCAACGAAGCACACAAACGTGGCATGATCGTGCCAAATCGTGTGAATCGCGATGGCATAGACACACAGGCCGCTGGTGCTTATGTGGCCTATCCCAAGAAAGGCATTCACGAATGGATTGGTTCCTTAGACATCAACTCGCTGTATCCTTCAGCCATTCGTGCGTTGAACATGGGACCGGAAACCATCGTGGGGCAACTGCGTCAGGATGGCACCAAAGACTATATCGCGGCTGAAATGGCCAAGGGTAAATCATTCGCATCGGCCTGGGAAGGTATATTTGGTAGTTTAGAATACACCGACGTTCTCGAAAGAAAAGTAGGACGTGACATAACCATCGACTGGGAAGATGGAGGATCTGACACCCTTAGTGCTGCACAGGTCTACGATTTGATTTTTGAATCAAATCAACCATGGATGCTAAGTGCTAACGGTACTATCTTTACCTATGAAAAAGAAGGTATCATCCCCGGATTGTTAAAGCGTTGGTATGCTGAACGAAAGGACATGCAGGCCAAACTCAAAGAATGTATCGCCGCTGGAAACAAGATTGAAGAAGAATACTGGGACAAACGACAACTGGTTAAGAAGATTAATTTGAATAGTTTGTACGGTGCTATCTTAAATCCAGGCTGCAGATTCTTTGATAATCGTATCGGGCAATCAACTACACTCACTGGCAGAGCTATTGCTCGCCATATGGCTGCCAAGGTCAATGAAATTATCACCGGAGAAGCAGATCACATCGGTCGTGCGATCATCTACGGTGACACAGACTCTTGTTACTTCTCTGCGTATTCAACGCTGAAGAAAGACATCGAGAAAGGAGTGATTCCCTGGACTAGGGAATCGGTAATTGAACTCTACGATACCATAGGAGAAACCGTCAATGGAACATTTGTCAAATTCATGCAGGACGCCTTCCACTGTCCAAGGACCCGAGGAGACGTCATCAAGGCAGGTCGCGAGATTGTTGCAAGCAAAGGACTGTTCATCACTAAAAAACGATATGCGGTCTTATACTACGACAAAGAAGGCAAACGTTCCGACAGTGATGGACCAGGAAAAATCAAAGCCATGGGGCTGGACCTCAAGCGGTCAGATACCCCGGTTGTTATCCAAGAATTCCTGAGTGCAGTATTGACCAAGGTCCTGAACGGTGAGACCAAAGAATCAGTGTTGGAATATATCACTGACTTTCGCACAGAGTTCAAAACACGCCCTGGTTGGGAAAAAGGATCACCTAAACGTGCCAACAACATCACTGACTACCGTGACAAAGAAAAGAAAGCAGGCAAGACCAACATGCCTGGACACGTTCGAGCAAGCCTAAATTGGAATACTTTGAAGCGCATGATGGATGACAAATATTCTATGGCCATCGTAGATGGAGCCAAGGTCATCGTCTGCAAGGTCAAAGACAATCCCATGGGCTATACCTCAGTGGCCTACCCTGTGGATGAACTGAGGCTGCCGCAGTGGTTCAAGGATCTGCCTTTCGACGATAGTGAAATGGAAACCACTGTCATTGACGAAAAGCTAGAAAACCTTATTGGTGTCTTGGAATGGGACATCAGTTCAACAAGGTCGGATAACACATTCAGCAAACTGTTTGATTTTGAGTGATTTCTAGGTTGATTTTTTCTCAAGATCTAAATATAATCTTAATATACATGGAGAATCTCTAAATGAAAGATATACTACAAGACATCGTAAGCCACACACAGAATCTAGGCTTCTTGACCACGGTCAAGGTCACAGGCACAGAAGAAAAAACCACAATCAACTCAATGGCAGATGACCGTTCAGTGATTATGGAAGCAGAAACGGTTAATCCTTATCCAGACATGTTGGGCGTGTTTGGTATGCCGCAGCTCAACAAACTGAAGTATCTGTTAGATGGCGCAGAATACAAGGATGATGCAAAGATTTCAATCACTACTGCAGAACGCAACGGTGACGTTATTCCTGTAGGCATTCACTTTGAAAACAAAGACAGCGATTTTAAAAACGATTATCGTTTCATGAATGCAGAAATCATCAACGAAAAGATGAAAACTGTCAAGTTCCGTGGCGTCAAGTGGGATGTGGAGTTGGAACCTAGTGTGGCCGCGGTACAGCGTTTCAACTTTCAAGCAGGTGCCAACAATGAGCATCCAACATTCTTGGCCAAGACAGAAGGCGGCAATCTCAAATTTATCTTTGGTGATGCTAGCACACACGGTGGTGAGTTTATTTTTGCACAGAACGT